TGTGTTACACTGTAAGGATCATATCCTTGTAGTCTGTTATTCCTTCCAATGGGATGAACTACAGTACATTAAATCTAGAGAGACAAATCATGAAAATGCGAACACTTTTATTAGGACTATCTCTGCTGATCGTCCCTCCAAGCATGGCAGAACCTAAGGTAGAGTATTTTACCAATGAAGCCATGGGGTGTATGATGCTCCAGGAATGTACTGAAGATATCCATGAAGTTATCTCTATGGCTGATATTTCCATGGAGTATGAGAATTGGGAAGACTTTACTGATGTGACCACAGAGTTTCATAGCATGTTGGTTCTTCTCAATCAGATGGGTGTGAAAGTATATCTGGCAGATCAAAAGTATTTCCCTGTGGGTCATCGTGGTGTATATCATACCGTCAGTAATAATTTCTATCTCAATAAAGCATTCATGCATCGTCCTAATGTATTGATGACGGTGATGAGACATGAAGGTTGGCATGCAGCACAGGATTGTATGGCTGGGACCATTGATAACAATATGATTGCTATCATCTTACCTGAAGAGAGTGTCCCACCAGTGTGGCGTGATATGGTAGAAGCAACATATCCTCCCTCTGCAGTCCCATGGGAAGCTGAGGCTAAGTGGGCTGGATTGACTGAAGGAATGACAGCCAAAGCACTTAAGTCTTGTGCATATGGTACAATGTGGGAAGACTATGAACCAACACCAATGACCCGTGAATGGTTAGAAGAAAAAGGATATATTAAATGACACTTGCTGATGCATTAGTGTGGGTGAGTATTCCCTTTGTACTGATTACATTGTATTTCGGTACGAAGGGAGGATATTATAATACTGACAAATATGACGGGGATGGAACAGCTCATAAGGTATTGAAATGAAAGTCAAAACTTTATCATTAAAACATCAGATTTATAATATACACGATATCTTCACGGGGGATGAGTTTGACTCAATCAGTGATGAGTTCAAATATAATAACTGGAATTTTAATAAGAGGGAAAATACCGAGTCATCAAATTATCCATTAAGAGGTTGTCTGCAGACAAAGAACTCACATTACGATGGTATTGATATAATTGGATATAATAATGTACTTACTAATTGTGCCATCAATATTAAATACAAGATCCAACAATTACTTTTTGACAAACCCCTTACACTCAGAAGAATAAACACCAATATTCAATTCTTTGGTCAGGAATCATCTTTTCATACGGACAATGAATTAGAAAACCATTGGTCTTTTGTATGTTTTGTGTCTCCTACTTGGAATACATCATGGGGTGGAGAATTTGTGGTCAATGTAGAAGATGGTGAATATGTTCACTCTCCATATATACCGAACAGAGGAGTATTATTTCCCTCTCACTTACCACACATGGGTTACAGTCCTAACCGATTGTGTAACATATCCAGATTATCGATAGCATTTGTGTATGAAACCGATTGAATATAACACACATGAAGCAAGATACCATGATAGATATGGTGATTGGACAATCAATGGCGAGACTTATCGATTTAAGTTAAACAATTATAGACATTTATTCACACCAGATAAGTTGAGAACGGTGTCATTTGATGACATTGCATTCAAAGGAAGACACCTTACAAACTTACGTGGTCCGATGTGTTTATGTTGTGATGGGTCAAGATATTACAACGCTAAAATTAAACAACCTGGTATTTTAGTTGAGAATATGGAAAATCCATATAATCTTAAGTACAGAATGATTGACGGAAAACATAGATTAGAGAAGATGATTAACTTAGGAATGACTCACTCCGAGTTTTATGTTCTTCAAATATCTGATTTGATGTGATGTGGAGAATATGGTGTTATGCCCTTGGAAAGAAAGAGGGTAGAGATAAGAGAGATGCAGATAAGATTGCATATGTTAGAACCATCATAATGCTACAGCTCATTGTTACAAACGGTTTCATTATTGCAGGGAATATCAGACACTGGAACGATGGACAGTGTGCCAACACCATATCTGGCCCCGAAATCTTGACAACCGACCATAAATAACCTATGATCTTATGGTAGCAATCAGGAGCTCACATGTCTGCCACCTATCTTCCTCAAAAGACTAAGTATCGAATCACGTTGGATCTGGAAGTCATGGAAGACTTCAACCCGCACAATCTTGATTGGGAAAAACTGTTGGATGTTCAGGGTGGTGAACACGTAGAAGCTTACGTGGAAGATTTGTCAGTTCCTGATTGTTTCTTCTCCTGATAATACCGGGGGTGATAAATAACTCATATTGTCATCCCCTATCCCATGGCATTCTATTGTACAAAAAAATCATTGGTTGATGAATCGATCACACTATACTTTGCTGGTGGTAATAGATGGTCTGATCAAGTTTCAGAAAAGGTCACCTTTGCTACTAGAGATGGATTAGACCAGAAGATTGCGAACGTTGATCGTATGTCTGGTGGATTCAAGAACGCAACAGTGGTAGAAGAATGAAAACACTAAGCCAATTCCTTGCTGAAGCAAATTACGACCCTGAAATTCAGGGAAGGAGTCAGATTCGTCAGACTGGTGAAGGCGGACGTAAAGAACCCAAGAGAGACACCGAGAGCAGAAGAAAGCCAGGTGCTAAACCACGAATGAAGGCAGTTGGTGGTGGTAAGATGGCTCCTGTCGGTCAATATAAGGACAGAAAGGATATTGGTGCGACCAAAGCTAGGTCTGAAAGAGAACAACAACCAACACAAGAAAGAGGTAGTGCTGCACTATCTGCAAGAGAACAACAAAGAAAGGCATACCAAGAAAGAAAAGCACGTGAGAGAGGTGGCAGTCGTACACCAATTACAGCAAAAAGTAAAGAGAAGGTAGCCTCACAGTTGTTGAAAAAGAAAGAAGCTCCTAAGAGTACAGAACCAAAGAAAGAACGTAAGTCATACAAAACTGCTGACGGTGGTGGTATGACAAGAAAAGAAAGAGACCAGGCTCGTAACAAGAAAACTGGTGAAGATAGGAAGACTGCTAAACAACAAATGAGAGCAGAATTTGAGAAGAAACATGGTAGAAAGCCCAGTAAGAAAGAGGCAATTCAGATGACAGCCAAGGCACATGCTGCAGCTAAGGCACTCAAATGACACAAAGAATGATGCGATTGTTTAATACAATCGACGAGGCATACAATTTCGTGAAGTCTGATCAAGGTATCACCTTGAAAGAAGCCAAAGTGTATGTTGATCAGAGTATTGCCCAGAGAATTGATGAAAAGGTCTGGGTAGTTCTCCCCTGACAAAGTTACTCACCTTGAAAGGTCCCCTATAGTACAGAGACCACCACATTATGACATCAACCCATATTGAACACCCAGAGGACATGATACTGACAGGTGACCTGTCTGTTATCGATGCACTCTACGATAATGCATTCATCTCTATGAAGATGGATGGTATGTCATTGGTTTGGGGTACTAATCCTGCCAATGGTAAGTTCTTTGTTTGCACCAAAGCAGCATTCAACAAGAAAAAGATTCGTCTGTGTTATACTGTAGAAGATATTCTGACCCACTTTGGACATCAGATTGAAGTTGTAGATATTCTTACTAATTGTCTCTTTCATCTTCCCAAGACTGATAAGATCTATTGGGGTGATTGGCTTGGTTTCGGTCACACTGACGTGTTGACTCAGAATACTTTGACCTATGCATTCCCTGAGGCTATTGATCAGAAACTGGTGATCGCACCACACACTGTTGTCAATGTGTATGCAGAGTTCAGTGATGGTGTATGTGAGCCATTGACCGATACTTTGGAAGATACTAAAATGGTCAAGTGGGTACAACCTTCCGTTGATCGTATGCCACCACAAACCAAGGCACCAAAGATCAACAAAGACATGATCAAGTTCTTGTCTGATAAAGAGGCATATCAGGCCAAACTGGGTATCAATGCATTGATCAAGTCTGGTCAGTATCTTGATGATGCTACACTGACTGACATCCTTGGTTGTGTTCATCTTGCTAATCTTTATCAGTATGTCATGGAGATCAAGCTTGACATCATGGATAGTTTGATTGTTACTGATGCACCAACATCTTATCTTCCAAGTGGTGATATTGCCCCCAATGGTGAAGGTTATGTCTTCCATTCCGAAAACTATGGTAGTGTCAAACTAGTCAATCGTACAGAGTTTGCCTACGCCAACTTCAACAATGGGTACGGTACATAGTTACTCACCTCCAAACGTCCCTTATTATGTAGCCACTGAACTTGATGATCAAACTTCGCCCACACCAACAGGAAGCAGTTTATGCTCTCCGTCAGAATAGTATTGGGCAGGTCATTGTTCCTACCGGTGGTGGTAAAACACTCATCGCAATCATGGATGCAGTGAAGAGATTTGAGGTCAATGTTCCTCGTACCATTGTTGTTGTGGCTCCTCGTATTCTCCTGGCAGACCAACTCTGTTCGGAGTATATGGAGCACATCACTAATGCTAACGTCTTACATTGTCACAGTGGTGATACAAAATACTTCAGCACTACTAAGTCTGATCATATCAAACTGTTTGTGGATATGTGTAACCATGTCCGCGAACATACTATCATCTTTACCACATATCACTCGCTTCATCGTGTTCAGGAAGCTGGTATTGCTGTAGATACGATTTACTTTGACGAGGCACATAACAGTGTTCAACGTAACTTCTATCCACCGACAGAGTATTTCAGTGGCCATGCGGATCGCTGTTACTTTTTTACTGCTACTCGTAAGACTAGTGTCACAGTCAACAAACCTGGCATGAACTGGGTTGAGACTTATGGACAGGTGATTGCACGTGTGTCTGCACCTGAACTCGTCAACAACGGTTACATTCTTCCACCTAAAGTCAAGGTGATTGATATGGCCAAGGTCGATAAAAAGTCCTTGACTCCATATGTTGAGAGCAACAAGATCCTTGAGACCATTGATCAGATCAGGATCAAAAAGATCCTTGTGTGTGTCAAAACCACACGTCAGTTGATGAATGTTTTCAGGACAGACTTCGCTGATCAGTTGAACATGCGTGGTTACTCTTATCTGTATATCACTGCCAAGACTGGTGCTGTCATTGACGGTAAGAAAGTATCGCGTGAAGAGTTCTTTGAGACACTGAATGCATGGGGTAAAGATCCTGCCAAACAGTTTGTTGTTCTTCATCGTTCTATTCTGTCTGAAGGTATCAACGTCTCTGAACTTGAGGCTGTTATCTTCCTTCGTAACATGGATGCGATCGAGATGCTACAGACTGTCGGTCGTGTCATTCGTGTTGGCTCTGAAGCCAAGTCTTATGGTCTCCTGTGTGTCCCTTGCTACAATAATGTCGGTATCTCTACTCAAAAGGCACTACAAAACTGTGTAGATGTTGTCTTTGAGAAGGGTGAGATGTATGATAGTGTAGTTCGTAGATAATATGAAATACACTAACTCTCACATTCTTGATGCTAAACCAGGAGCTCTACCTATCGTGTTTAATGAAAACTTATTGGCTATCCCTATGAGTGGCTCACAAACACAGCTCATGGTTATACATAATGGATCACCCATTAAAGTATGTCGTAACAAGCAATCTGCTTTGACATTGATGAAGAAACTTAAAAAACGATAAAATACCTCACCTTCAAAGGTCTTCTGTAGTATGTCACACACCACACCAAACTGGCAACACCACTCCAAAAAACTTAAGACTACCAAAGGAACTTGTAAGGGTCGTCTAAGGTCTCGTAAGCAAGCTCTAAGGTCACTTAAACTCAAATTATGTACCAAACTATGAATGTTGATTCAAAACTTCTTACTGTCATTGACAGTCTTCGTGATTGTTTATCTGTGGGATCTGAAAGCAAGAGTGATCCTGACAAAGGTTATCCCTATGCTTATGGGTACAACACCGCTGGAATAAGATA